CATCTAAAAATAAGTATAATGGTCCACAGACTCTAGAAGAAGTTGATGAGTCCATGGATATGGTCAAGCAGTTTCATATTCAGGAAACTATTGAAACTATAGTGCCTTCATTGTTTGATCAACTTAATATTGCTGGTTTTATGCCAGATGAAGATGATGAGGAAGTACTAAAACATTCTGCTATGGTTGTAGAATCTATTAGATCTCTTCTCTGTATGATTAGAGGTATCAATCATCCTCTACAACTCATAGCAAATAACTTATTTGTTCAGACTGACGACGGTTTAGCAGTTTCTGATAAAGTTAAAATCATCATAACTCCAAAAGAAGGAAAGGGCGAAAGCCCATTATAAAATGCTCATTATTGATTTCTCTCAGGTGATGCTATCTAATATTATGGTGCAGCTTGGTAATCATACAAATGCACAAGTTGATGAAAATATGTGCCGTCATATGGTATTAAATTCAATCCGTATGTATAAAACAAAATTTGGCGCTGAATACGGTAAAGTTGTGATTGCATGTGATGCTACCAACTATTGGCGTCGTACAACATTTCCCTATTATAAAGCAAATCGTAAAAAGTCTCAAGCAGCATCCGAGTTGGATTGGAAGGCAATTTTTGAATGCCTCAATAAAATTCGTGATGAACTGGTTGAGTATTTTCCGTATTCTGTAGTGCGAGTTGATACTGCTGAGGCAGATGATATCATTGCAACTCTATGCAATGAATATGGAAATACATCAGAAAAAATTATGATTATTTCTGGTGATAAAGATTTCCAGCAACTTCAGCGCTATATGAATGTGCGTCAATATAATCCTGTTCTCAAGAAGTTTATAGTCTGCAATGACCCTGATAAGTTCCTCAAAGAACATATTATCAAGGGTGATCCAGGTGATGGGATTCCTAATTTCCTATCTGCTGATAATTCATTTGTCCTTAATATTCGTCAAAAGCCAGTAACACAAAAGCGTCTAGATGAATATCTAAAGAAAACTCCCCATGAATTTTGTCAGTCTCTAGAACAACTACGCAATTATAAGCGTAATGAACAGCTAATTGATCTGTCCAAAATCCCACCAGAAGTCTCAACAAAAATTATGGAGACATATAGGGAACAGTCAGTAAAAGGATCTAATCCACAACTGATGAATTATTTTATTACCAATCGTCTAAAGAATTTAATGGAGCATATTAATGAATTCATTTAATGGAGATACCAAGTGATTTTGGGTGTCTCTGAAATCCTGGAAAAAGCATCACAAATGACAGATCGGAGAGAACGAATAGTATTTTTGCAAAAAAATAGTTCTGTTCCACTTCATACAGTTTTACAAGGTGCATTTGATCCTAGAATTAAGTGGTTATTACCTGAAGGTGAACCGCCATATAAACCAAATGATCTTGTAGATCAACAACATGTATTTTTTTCAGAATGCAGAAAAATGTACTTATTTGTTGAGGGCGGCAATAATGATTTAAAACCGCTACGCCGTGAGGCTTTATTTGTTCAAATGTTAGAAAGGGTTGATCCTAAAGATGCCAAACTCTTATTGGCAATAAAGGATAAACACATGCCATATCCAGGAATTACTGAAGATGTTATTAGAGAGGCTTTCCCAGGTCTGCTACCATGAGTAAAAGTAAGAAAAATATTCGTCGTGAATGGTACGATGATGATGAAGATGATTTTGTTATGATTGAACGAGATAGGGAAAGAAGGAAGAATAAGAGACTTACTAATGCCCTTCGCTCTAAGAACATCGATGATTTAATGCGTCTAGAAGACGACGAGGAAGATTAAAGTGCCAACATATTTGTTTAAAGATATAAATACTGAGGAAGAGTTCGAACTCTTCCTCTCAATTTCAGAAAGGGACAAGTATCTAAAAGATAACCCTAATATAACGCAACTTGTTCACGGTGCACCAAGTATAGGCGATCCAATTCGCCTGGGACTCCGTAAGCCCGATGATGGCTTCAGGGATCGACTAAGAGAAATAAAGAAGCATCATAGTCGTGGAATTACTCGGAGTTCAATAAACACATTTTAAGTGCACTCTGAACTTTATAAAGGTTCACATATGTCAGCACCGCCTAATAAAAGATTATCTCGTAAAGAAAAAAGACAACTGAGAGATTCTAATCTCAGTGAAAAGATAAACTTCAATTTACAAGAAGTAGTACCGCTTACTGAAAATCAAAAAATCACATTTAATGCATATAATAACGGTAAGCACTTAATGTTACATGGAATAGCAGGAACAGGTAAATCATATGTGTCGCTTTACCTGGCTTTAAACGAGATACTCAACGGCGATTCTCCATATAAAAAATTAGTAATAGTAAGATCAGTGGTTCCAACAAGAGACATGGGATTTCTTCCAGGTAACACCAAAGAGAAATCCAAAGTCTATGAGGGACCATATTATGCTATCTGCACAGAACTTTTTGGTAGAGGTGATTCATACGACTATTTAAAGCAAAAAAATATCATTGAATTTATTTCTACTTCTTTCATTAGAGGTATAACTCTAAATGATTGTATTATCGTTGTAGATGAAATGCAAAATGCATCACTACATGAATTAGATTCTATCATTACTAGAGTAGGAAAGAACTGTAAAATTATATTCTGTGGTGATTTCACACAAAGTGATTTTACAAATGAAAAAGAAAAAGCAGGTATCATTCAGTTCATGAAGATTATAAAAGCAATAAAAAGTTTTAGATTTGTTGAATTTAATAAAAATGATATTCTAAGGAGTGACTTGGTTCGTGACTACATCATTGAAAAAGACAGACTTGGAATTACACCCTAAATGGTATCCTATTGAAACTTATAATAGTCATGATCATGGTTTTGTAATAGTATCCAATTATAATAAACGTTGGATTAGATTCGGTAGATTATATCCAGGTTTAAATCGTTGGTATTATTCAGGACATACTGGTTTTGCAGAGTATACAGAAGGACCTAATAGTGATATACCGACACATTGGGCTCCAATGATTAAAGGACCATGGGAATTAGATAATGTTTAAACATATGCTATTAAGTCTAGCTCCATTGGAAAGAGTGGAGCTAGACGGTGAAAGACGCTATAAAACACCTGATGGAATATTCCCATCGGTTACTACAGTTTTAGGACAAAAGACCGATAAGAGTGCTATTGAGCAATGGAAAGCTAGAGTTGGTAAGGAAGAAGCAGATAAAGTTTCTAGACAAGCCGCAACTAGAGGTACCGCTGTTCATTCTCTCTGTGAAGAATATCTTATGAATAGAGAGATAGATGCTCGACGAGTCATGCCATCAAATATGATGACTTTTAAAACTATTAAACCAATTTTAGAAAAGAATATAGATTTGGTTTATGGTATTGAAGCTCCGTTATATTCCAAGAATCTTAAGACTGCTGGTACTTCAGACTTGCTTGCAAAGTTTAATGGCGTAAATTCCATAGTTGACTTTAAAACTTCAAAGAAAGAAAAAAAGGAAGAATGGATCTTAAACTATTTTCTACAAGCAACTGTATATTCTATTATGGCTGAAGAACTTACTGGTTTGGATTTCCCACAGATTGTTATTATTATAGCAAATGATGATTATGAAGTCCAAACGTTTATAAAGAACCGAAATGACTATAAAGAAAGAGTTCTAGAACTTTTCAACTAAAAAGGGGAAGCAATGCTTCCCCTTACTTTTTTAGACTACGCTTTAAAGCTTGAAGTTCTTCTTTGGTAAGTTTATTCATAGCACTATTTAATAGCTTTTTTTCTTCCTGTGCTTCAGCTTTTTTAATTGCTTTTTGAGCTGCTTTTTGTCTTTTTCTTTCTTCAGCTTTATCTAGTTTAATCATTCTATCAATATATTCTTGGTCAGTTTCATCTTCTTCCCAACTAAGAAATATATTCATCTCATCATAATAAAGATCTATAGTTAATGTGGCACCATGTTTAAGTTCTGAAAGATCATCTAAGGTATACGTACCACCATGTAGATCAAGATTACGAGATTTGAAAACTTTAATACGTGGTCTTTTTTGATAATTATCAACGATCAAATCTGTATTTGATGTAGAAGTAGATGCTATACATCCACGGTCACGGCAATCCATACGATCACAATCTTTACATTCGTTCATAGTTTTTCTTTTCTAGTTTGATTTCCGACTTGATTCATTTGTATCTTAATTCAATTTCTTGATCCCAGACTTGATCATAGACTTGATCATGGACTTGATTCCAGACTTGATCATGGGCTTGATTCCAGACTTGGTCCCAGATTTCTATATTGATCTGATCCCAAACTTGATTAAAAATTTGTTTTCGTATCTTTGTCCAAAGATACTGTCTAGATGGATTCATCAAATATTAACTTACTTCATATACAATTTTATCTGAGGTTTGCTTCACACCAAACCTCAGTTCTTGCAGCAAGTCACAATGGCACGCTTCATCCAGTTGGAGTCGCTCTTACGGCGAAGAGCACCAATCTTAAGAGCCATGCGCAGGGAAAGCTCACGAAGACGACCGGCGTTCTTCTCGATGAAGGTCACCACATCAGCCTGGGCATCATCGCTAAGACCGATGTTCCGCAGCAGACCCTGGCGAACCACCTGACGGATACGGATGAGATAGTCACGCTGGGTCTTCATTGCCAGGTCGATATAGTGAGCTCGGGATACCAGAGCCGAGAGGTGTGGGGCAAGCTTGGAGCCGCGGTCGATCATGGCATCGAAGTCGTAGTTCGTGATGAAGATCACAGTGCCCTGGAACTCGAAGCTCTTAGGCAGACGCTCGGCCGATTCCTCGTCGATCAGCGTGCCCTCAGTCATATACGAAATGATACGCTTGTCGTTGGTGTCAAGCGCCGCCTTGAGAAGGGTGATAGCAGTCTCGTCAAGGAACACATCGTCAGCATCGTCAAACACCAGAACGGAGCCGGGAGTACGGTGCTGATAGAGCAGCTTGAAAAGCGCCGGGGCCTTAACGTAACCCTTGACGATACGGTGAGACGTAGAGTTCGGGTCCCAGGACTCGAGTGCCTTCTCGACCGTGAAACTCTTGCCGAGACCGGCCGGACCAGACACGATCAGCGCACGAACATCACCGTCGATGGCAGCGTTGGCCATATCAGACAGGATTTCAAAACGGTCCGAGAGCTTCTGCTCAATCTCTTCGTCCGTCTCGACCACCACAGGCTCCACAGCCTGTGCAACGTTCATGATCTTGGTCACCTTATCGGTCTTGGAAACTCGGGGCTTGCGATAGCCATTGCGGGGAACGCCACGGGGCATGTCAGTGTCCTTTAAGTTTGTATTTTGAACTTAACTCAAGCTTGGATTAAAGTCAACCCTTAATCTTCAAGAGAGTTAAGATATTCTTCGTATTCAGCAAGATCAGCAGCCGTCGGCTCGTAGGCTTCCTCGCAGGAGACCTCGGCGTCAAAGTCATCGAAGGGGTTTGTGTTGTCATTCATCATAGTGTCTTTATACCACCTGGTTGGATTAAAGTCAACCATGACAAATCAATGGGTTAGCCTAATGACCATCTTAACCCATTGAAAAGATTATAAAAATTTTTTTGAACTTTTTTTGCACCGACTTAGCAATCAGACACATATAGATGCTGCTAGGACGATAAAACCTAATCTTTTCAATGGGTTAGCTGCTAACAAAAAGTCAATGATATCAATGGGTTAGGTGCTCACATCGTTTTTCGGCAGTCTAAGCCACCCTAGATGGGTTTATCATACCGCCTGGGCCGTCAAGATCAAAGCTAGCCGGGATCTTGGCTAAGTGGTTGATAAGATTGTATAAAAAATTTTTGTAGTTTTTTTGAAAAAATTTTGCTAATCTTATCAACCACTTAGCGCTAACCTATTGATTTCCTTGGGTTGACTTTTAAACCAGGTTGCGGTATAAAGACACTATGATGAATGAGGTACAAAATGTCTGATTATATTCCGATTGGTTATATTCAGGTCGACTCTGATAAAGTCATCGCTGCGTGTGATGATTATCTTGAGTGGGTCGACCAGAGATATACTGAAGCAAAGAACGAATATATCGAAAGTATTATTAAAACTAAGCACGGCTTTCTTTGGAATAAGCGCTTCTATACCCGTGAAGAAGCTGAACATATGTGGAAAAACGGCACCGGTGATTATCTGTATTCACCGCATCAGCTGCAGACACTTAGGGGAGCAATTACGACCCAACAAGTTAAGGAGCTTCGTATCCTGGCTCTCAACTCTGACAAGGTTATCGTGAGTAACAAAATGTCATTCCTTTTTGACTGATTTTTTGGTTGACTTTAATTTCAGATTAGGTTATTGGTTTAGTTATAACAAGGAGCTTACCATGAACGTTTCCACCGTCCTCTCCCGCATGCACGCCTTTGCCCGTACGACCAAGGATGACGTCGCCTCGAATGAGGTGGCTCGTGTTGCCGATCGTCTGGCCCATCAGGGCCCGTTCGAAGCACCGCTGACCGATGCCGAGATTGCTGTTATCTCTCGGTTCGTGTATGCATAAACCTATTGACATTTATACTCAACCTGGTATAATGGTTAGTGACCAAATAATGATGGTATAGGTAATATGTATCTAGTAAGTTTTACTAACTTTGGTTATACCAAAGACTTTGCTACCAAGGAACAGGCTCAAATCTATATGGAAAGGGCATGCTTAGAGTCTGTTCTTATGACTACGAAGGGTGAAATCCTTGGTGGATTCTCTCCCATCTCTGGATCACAAAAAATGGTTGACTTTAATCTCGACTAGGTTATAATCCTACTATCATAACAAATCAGGAGACTTAAAAGTGGCTCACAATATCGAAATGATCAACGGCAAGGCTCAGATGGCATATGTCGGCGAGACTCCCTGGCATGGTCTGGGTGTTTCTGTTCCTGCTGATCTGACTCCCGAACAGATGCTCGAGGCGGCCGGTCTCAACTGGGAAGTGGAGAAGATCAAGGCATATGCCAAGGTCGGTGGCAAGAATGTCGATGTTGGCCGTTCTGCTCTTGTCCGCAAGATGGACAATAAGATTCTAGATATCGTCTCGAACGATTGGAATCCGGTGCAGAATACCGAAGCGTTTGAATTCTTCAACGACTTCATTGCCGAGGGTGACATGGAGATGCATACAGCCGGTTCTCTGGCTGATGGTCAGATTGTCTGGGCCCTGGCCAAGATCAAGGATGGGTTTGATCTGTTTGGTGGCGATGAAGTGGAATCGTATCTCCACTTTACCAACTTCCACAAGTATGGTTTCTCCACTGACGTGCGGTTCACTCCGATCCGTGTGGTCTGCAACAACACGCTGACTCTATCCCTTAACACCAAGGTCGAGCGCTTTGTTAAGATTAGTCACCGTCGTGAGTTCAACGGTGACAATGTCAAGCTAATGCTTGACATCGCCCAGGAGAAGCTTGCCAAGTACAAGGAAATGGCTGCGTTCCTTGGTACCAAGCGCTACACCGACGAGAATATGGTCGACTACTTCAAGCGTGTGTTCCCTGTCTCTGGTGGACCGGATGCTAAGAAGGAACTTAGCAAGAACGCTAAGGTTGCTCTGTCCGTAGTTGATACTCAGCCTGGTGCAGACTTTGCTCGTGGCACTTTCTGGCAGCTGTTCAACACGGTGACCTACACCGCCGACCATCTGATGGGTCGCACCCAGGACTCTCGTCTGACGTCTGCTTGGTACGGCAACGGCCGTAATATGAAGACCAAGGCGCTTGAGACTGCCATCGAAATGGCAAACGCTTAAAAATAACGGTTGACAAACTCCTAGATTGATATATAACTAATCTATCAAATAACAGAAAGGACTTAACAATGAAGACTTTTACTAAGATGGCTGCTCAGGGTGACTTCATTATCCTGCGTATCCCTTCCATTCCTGCCAATGTGGAACGTGTCCGGCCAGACAATAGTGGCCATATTGTGGTTGCTCATTCTGAAACTGGCCATGATCACGTGATGGTTGCCGATCGTGTTGAGGCTTATAAGCCAGCTGGTGTAAAGGAGGCTGATCTCTACGAGCTTTTCCTTTCCGTCTCTGCGCCTACTGAGATCAACCACCTTCGTACCTTTGATACTCATGAAACTCTGCTTGTCCCACCTGGTGATTATATGGTACGACGTCAGCGTGAATATGTTGCCGAGGGATTCCGTCGAGCTCAGGACTAAGAGCTCAGAGCTAAAGTTTAGCTAAACTCAAGTTTATCACATAGTAAAGGTAGTTATATTATGAAGAAGATCGACAAGCTGACTCCGGAACAAGAAGCTCAGCTCGAGGTTTATCGTGACAAGTGGATCAAGATCGGACTCTCCACCGAGCGTGTAGATCATGATGCGGCACGTGCAGCCGTAGAACTTCTCTATAAGTGTGGTGGACTTGAGCCGCCCAAGATGATTCTATTTGCTAACGGACCCAAGCATGCCAAGAAGCTTCTTGGTGATCGGTCAGTGATAGAGAGTTGTGTGTATGGTTCTCATGAGGCTGCTTGGCTTAGCTTCTATGACTATATGCAAAATGTTCTTGGTATTGACTTCGGTGGTAAGCTTGATGGCCTCTGGGCTGTTGCAAAGAATTGTGGTTGGGTATCCTGCTACGATACACTAGCCATTATCCAGGATCGTCCTCTACACATCAAGATGGATGAGGACAATCGACTGCACTGCGAGAATGGTCCTGCCATTCTCTATGATGATGGGTTTGCGGTCTATGCTTGGCATGGTGTTCGCATCCCCGGTGAGTGGATCACAAACAAGAGCTCCCTGACTCCTCAGATTGCTCTTACCTGGGAAAACATGGAACAGCGCCGGGCCGCTTGTGAAATCCTAGGTTGGGTTCACATCCTCAACAAACTTAATGCCAAAGTGCTGGATACCGATCCAGATCCTCAGATCGGCACCCTTGTTGAGGTTGATATTCCGGAGATTGGTAAGGAGCGCTTCATCCGTGTTCTGTGTGGAACAGGCCGTGAGTTTGCTATCCCGGTGCCACCTAATATGAAGACGGCTCTGGAAGCAAATGCTTGGACATATGACATTGACCCTGACCTTCTCAAAACTCTGGAAGTCCGGACTTAGTTCCGGACTTTTTTTTCTTTAATTAAGAAAATAGTATAATGTTTTCTGTTGTTATTAAACAAATTCGAAATATGCCTTGGGGTCAAATTTCTGATCAAACTCTAGCTCAAGTAGATGATCAAAGTAGAGATCAGATTTGGAAACAAGTCCGAGATCAAATTCCAACTCAAGTCTTGGAGCAAACTCTAATTGAGTTTTTTAGTCAAAGATAAGATAAATCCATGAACGTAGTCAATCAACTTAAGGCCCAAGTCAATAGTCAAAATATAACTAAAGTTCTGGATCAAGTTCGAGATCAAATTTTAGATCAAATTTTGCCTCGTATGTGGGGTAAAGTTGATATTAAAGTCGTGGCTTGCATATGGGACCAAATTGATGATCAAATTATGCCTCAAATTTTAAATCAATCATGGGATCAAATTCAGATACAAGTTTCGGAAGAAAATCTATGAACTTAAAAAATAAAGTATTTCATGAAATACATACCAAGATATTTGATTATGTCTTTAAGAAAGAATTCAATATTATTGAATTACACTTGTGGCACAAGATGTATAATCAAGTCACTCGTCAAATTGATGATTTAATAACAGATCATGTACACGATTTTATTGCATCGCAATTTATTGCATCGCAATTTTTACACTTAGAATATGATACCGAACTAGTCTCCGGAGAGAAAAGCTATGAGAGTAGTTAGTCAAATTCAACATAGTACTTTGAATAATGTTAAAAATCAACTTTATGGTCAAATCTGGAATCAAGCCTGGGATCAAGTCCATAATCAAATCTGGATTCAAATCTGGAATCAAGTCCTGGATCAAGTCCTGGATCAAGTCCATGATCAAGTCTGGGAGGAAAAGCTATGAACACTAGTGTCCAAGTCTGGAATCAAGTCCTGAATCAAGTCTGGAATCAAGTCCATAATCAAATCTGGAATCAAGTCCGTAGTCAAGTCTGGGTTCAAATCTGGAATCAAGTCCGTAGTCAAGTCCAGGATCAAGTCCAGGATCAAGTCCGTAGTCAAGTCTGGGTTCAAATCTGGAATCAAGTCCGTAGTCAAGTCAGGGATCAAGTCTGGGAGGAAAAGCTGTGATCACTAGTGTTCAAGTCTGGAATCAAGTCCGGGATCAAGTTGGAAGGAACCTCTATAATTTTTAAAAATCAAGCTTTATACAACGTCAGATATGAAATTAAAGATGAAGTCAGGGATGAAGTTCGAGAATATGTTATTAACCAAATTCAGGATCAAGTCTCAGACCAAATCTGGTATCAACATCAACCCAAAACTCAAATCCAAAATCCTGTTTATGTAAAAGTTGATGTTCAATTCTTTAGACAAGTCTTAAATCAATTTAAGAGTGAATATATTGAATATTAGTTTTAAATTAAAAGGTGATGCACACAATTGTGTATTTAATGTTGCAACAGATATTGTAAGTCCAATTGTGTGGCAGTATGGTTCCATATACAATAGTAATCCTGTTAATCCTGTAAGGGTCATTTTGCATGATATTCTTCAAGGAAATATTGATGCCTCAGTGCACTTAAAAAGTGATTGACAATATTCAATATAGGGTATATTATCTCATAGTAATTGTTTATAAAATATCCTTTAAAATTTTAAAAGATTCTATATGAAAATAATACATTATAAACTTAGACAATATGATACTAGATGTACAATGTATACATGTATCTCTACTGATTTACGGAGCAAACTTCATCGTACGATCCTTCGTGAGGGTACTGATATATTACATGATAACATTCATAGTTTCATCGAAATACAAATATTATCAGATGAATTTGATAGGAGTATTAAAAATGCATAAAATTAAAATTGATTTATCGTATCAACGCTATGATGAAACTGGTGATGATTGTTTTGAATCTTATTCAAATAATTTTAGTATCACTGACGAGGATACGTATTATTCTATTCTAGAAAAAGTTGAAGTCATGCTAAAGTCTCTAGGTTATGAATTTGACGGACATTTAGAATTTAGCGGGCTGGTTACTTCAGAACAAGTTCACGGTGATAATGTTGTGCAGCTTCATACGGATATTTGATGTCAACAATAGATTTAGTAAAATATAATATTTGTACTAATATAGTATTAAATATTATTAGTAATAATGATAATAATTATTATCATAAGCCAATTTATAAATTTGTAAATAATAATCTAGTTCATATAATGAAACTTGTGATTCTAAATCAATTTGAAGAAGATAAAGTATAATGGCAAAATCTGCAGCCACACCAAAGTCTCTTAAGGCAAAAAAGCCTCTTAAAATCAAGATGACTCGTTCAGAGCAGTACTTAATCAACGTTAAGTACATGGGTGAAGAACCTATCTTCCCTTCTGATAAACTAGTGAAGGATGCTGATTTTAGTTCCGCACTGACTTGGTACAATTATATGTGTTCTAGATCAGATGCTAGGACTTATCTAGAAACCTATCTTAAGAATACAAATAGACTTGCTGATCTAAAGCAAATTAAAAATGTTCCAGATAGCAAGTTTATTGAGCATATTGGTTGGATTGCACGGATGCTTTCCCGTGGGACCAAACTTACAGATCGTTCATTGAAGTATATGAATGATAAAATAAAATATATGATTGCTCATGCTTCAGAAGCAAAAGAAGAAAAGCAAGAAACCAAAAAAGTAATTAATATTCAAGATCGTATTAAAGAAAAGGTCTCAAATTTCATCGGTGAATTTGATGAGGAAATTGATCGTTCTGGTTATACAATTTCAATGTATGATATGCTTCAGAAGAATGAAATTCCTCCTACTCTAGCAAATCGAGTAGCAGAATTTTTTAAACCTATTGCCGATGAAGCTCAAGAACTACTCAAGAAAGATTGCAATCCTCAGTTAAAAGAGGGTTATAATCATTTAACAAAAGAACAGATCAAACAGAGAGCTGTTTTTTATAAATCCATTCTAGATGATTGTGATCGATATGCTGGTAATGTCAAGAAACAAAAACAGCAGCGCACACCAAAGCCTATGACGGCTGAAAAGAAACTAAAGCACTTTAAGTTCATGCGTGAGAGTAAAGAGCATAAATTAGTTTCTATTAATCCTGAAAAAGTGTTGGGTTGTCAGGAGCTATGGACATTTAATATCAAGTATAATACACTTACACGATTTATTGCACTTGATCGTGGTGGATTAGATGTTGACAGAATGACAATTACCAAGTATAATGGTGATACCAAAACATACAAACTTCAATCAAAGAAAGTCAAGGATATTCTAGAAACTATCTTAAACGCTGGTAAGAGAGTAGTCACCAAAACAATCAGCGAACTCAAGGAATTTCCTGTTCTCCAAGAACGTATCAATGAAAATGTAATTCTATTGAAAGTGGTATAATGCAAACAGTAGTCAAAACACCTCTAGATGCACCAATCGGTAAAATTGAAATGGTGCAGACACCATGGGGTTCACTAGAACAAGCACATGTATTCAATATGCAGGATTATATTGACGGAATGGTAAAATATGCCATTATTTTTAATCCTGTTGGAAATTACAAAGTTCGTTGTTCTACATTCAGAATCCGATAAATAGAGGGTATTATGAAAGTATACATCGGTCCATATATTGATTATATCGGACCTTTTCAAATTGCAGAAAAAATTCTTTTCTGGAAAGATAAAAATAAATTAAATAAAACTAATCCACTCGAGTGTCACCCAGATTATGATGCTATCCATAATTTTGGATTATTTCTGGAAAAGATTCCAGGTCTATTGAGACTTTGTCAGTGGTATAATAATATTCAAAAACGTAAGATTAAAATTCATATCCATGGATATGATACATGGTCAGCTGATAATACCCTGGCTCTAATCATTGTGCCCCTGCTCAAAGCCTTAAGAGAAAAAAGTGGTGCACCAAATGTTGATGATGAAGATGTACCAGATCATCTAAAGTCTACAGCTGCACCACCTCTCACTGAAGAAGAGAAAAATACTGGAACACCAGATTTAAATCATTTTATTCGGTGGACCTGGGTTCTTGATGAAATGATTTGGACTTTTGAACAGCACGCTACGGATTGGGAAAATCAATATTATTCTGGTGAGACAGATATTAAGTTTGAAAAGATGGATAACGGATTTTCCCAAATGGTTCATGGACCAAATCATACTTTTAAAGTTGATCGTGAGGGAATTGACAAACATCGAGCCCGAATGGAAAATGGTAGAAAACTATTTGCTAAATATTATGAGTCTTTGTGGACATGAATGATTTAACATATAACGTGGGATTTTATAAATGCAAGATCGACTCAACAACAATGAACAGTGGCCCTCACGAAATAAACCAAAGCGTGACATTACCCTCGGAACGCTTTGGTTTGTCATTAGTTTATACTGCATCTTCCCACTCGTGCAACTATTATCAGCACCCCTTACGGGATTTTTTCCCTTTATTTTATCCATAATATATTTTTTTGGAGCTAAATTTTGGATCCAAAAAGCTAAAGAATGTTGGTTTCCCCAATGAATGACTACAATGTAGCTATAATTTTAGTCGAAAATGGTATGCTAAAAACAGCATTTAGAATCAATATGCTCAAAGCGGGATATTCAGGTGCTGAGATTAATGATATGTTAGATTTTATCAATCAACAAGCCAAAGAAAAAGTAGAATATGATTCTAAACAAAATTAGAAATTTTAATATGGAAATTGAAAAAATCCTTCTAGAAAAGAAGGTCAATTATATTGATGCTGTAGTCATGTGGTGTGAAGCAAATAACGTTGAAGTAGAATATGCAGCAGATTTGATTAAAAAGGATATGGTAATGTTTGCAAAGATTAAAGCGGATGCTGAAGATCTTAATATTCTAAAGAGATCAGCACAACTTCCACTATGACACCATATGAGTGTTATGTAGATTATCTAGCACTGAAACGCCATTTTACTACAGATTCATATGATTATTTTAAGTATAATGGTAAAGTAAATGCCAAAAAAGAATCATTTGAAAAACGAAAAGATAAATTCTTTTTTGAAAAGCTTTCCAGACATAGAGATCCACATGGACTTATTCTTGCAAATCTATTATTATCCAATAAAGCTTGGATAAGAGATTTGGTGAATGATAATGGTCAAGAAAATTATAATAAATGGCTAAGAAAAATTCAATCAATAACCAGATTAGTTGATTCGGAATTATCTAATTTAGATGATGATTTCAATTCAAATTTTAGAGTTGTAAACGGTAATCATCCACCTCTTTTAAAACTTTACTTATCTAATAGAATTTCTCTGGAAACTTTAATTATCTTGACGTCAATAACAGGTTGTATTTCTCATTGGAATAAAACCTTAAATGATGATATTATTTGGAATGAAATACAGAAAAAGATAGTCAAGACCAAACCCTTTATTCATTATGATATTGATAAAATCAAGAAAATATGCCTTGACAAATTCTCAATGTCATGATAAATAATACAGAGGTGTAAAATCCTCTACATCAAAATATACAAAATATACAGATATATAAAATATACAAGGAATATACATATGAATGATTTTTCTTCACTAAAAAAGACTTCTGGTAAAAGCTCACTAGAAAAGCTCACACAAGAGCTTGCTAAGATTTCTAGTCAGAGTGATTCCAAGGGTGATGCCCGTTTTTGGTATCCAAATACAGACAAGGCAGGTAATGGCTATGCAGTTATTCGTTTCCTTCCTGCACCACCAAATGAAGATGTTCCCTTTGTTCGTATCTTTGAGCATGGTTTCAAAGGTCCGACTGGCCTCTGGTACATCGAGAATTCTCTAACAACTATTGGTCAAACCGACCCGGTTGGTGAACTTAATTCTCGTCTGTGGAATTCTACTACAGATGATGAATCTCCTGCTCGTAAACAAGCACGTGCGCAGAAGCGTAAGCTTACATACATTTCAAATGTTTATGTAATTCAAGATCAACAGAATCCTGAAAATAATGGTAAAGTGTTCCTCTTTAAGTTTGGCAAGAAGATCTTTGACAAGCTTAATGAAGCTATGAATCCTCAATTCGAGGATGAAGATCCACTAAATCCTTTTGATCTATGGAGTGGTGCTAACTTCAAGCTTAAGATTCGTAATGTAGAAGGTTATCGTAATTACGATAAATCCGAATTTGCTTCTGCTGGTCCACTATCTGATGATGATTCGGTAATGGAAGCTATTTGGAAGCAAGAGCATTCCCTACAATCTTTTCTTTCTTCTACAAACTTTAAGAGCTATGATGAACTATCTAAGAGGCTTGCTGTTGTACTTGGTACTGACAAGACACCAGCTCGTGCATCAAAGCCTAAGGTTGATGAAGATGAAGCGCCATGGGTAGAACCAAAGCAAGCTAAATCAACTCCATCACGTGAACCTATGATGGTTCAAACCGAAGATGATGATGATCTAGAATTTTTCAAGAATCTAGCCAAAGACTAAAATTAAGGGGAGCATTGCTCCCCTTTTTCATGCCATTAGTTCACCAAAAAATTCTCGCATAGTCTCAGCATCTATTCCAACTTGACCTGGATCATTAGGATCAATTGGTGTTTGCACTGATCCTATTCCCATATCAGGTGTTTCTTGACTTGTTGATTCCATATTTACAGATACTTGTGGTGGTGCGGATTCTGCTACTAAATTGGCAGTAGAAGCATCATTGATTACAGAACCCATTCTAGATGCTGATGCACCTAGTTCCATGGATGCAGATTGACCTTCCGCTGAAGTCATTTGTGCTTGACCAGCCGATGGTTCACCAGGCATTTCATTTGCAGGTCCTGGCGCTTGTGCAGCAGAACCAAGCATTGTTTTCGGATCAATTGGTGTTCCACCTTTTCTTACTTCAAAATGTAAATGTGGCCCAGTTGATAGACCAGTATTACCTGATTTTGCTATTTCTTGACCTGCAGTTACTGCGTCACCTTTTGCTACATTTATTGTACTAAGATGTGCATATCTAGTTTCTATACCATCTGGACTTTGTATAGTCACTAAATTGCCGTAATTACCTCTTTCGCCTGCATATACTACTACACCACCGGTTGAAGCTAAAACTGGTGTGCCTACTGGGACCGCAAAATCAATACCCTCATGATTACCTCTGGCTCTTTGGCCAAATCCTGAAGAAACTCTACCATTTACTGGTGGTACTAATTCACCTGATGATTGATCCATCTCTGAACCGGATACTGAAGAAGAAAATTGAGCAGCAGGTGGTATTGCCATGGATGATGTATCAGTCATCTGCATGGAAATTCTAGAAAGACCAGTTGCTGCAGGTGCCGCTGCTGAATCTCCTTGATCAATAACAAAATTATCAGATAAAAATACTATGCTTCTTGCACTTATTTTTAAATCTTTATTTTGATCTGGTGTTTCATCAGAAGATGATTGTGAAGTTAAAGAGGGTGATCTTACTCTAGAACTTATTGGCCTAATACCAGATCCAGTTTGTGTTCTAGTGCTTACTGGTCTTGCAAGACCACCGACTGCTTGACCACCTTGTTCTTGTCGTGGTGGTACCGCTGGTGCTTCTTCTGGTTGAATATCTTGTTGTTCAACTTCATCTAATTGTTCTACTTGATCGACTTCCTCAGGTGTTGTTTCATCTGGCTCCCGAGCTTCAGCCGACGCCGGCATAGCCATAGCAAATATACCCATAGCACCAAGAGCCATGGCAGCACCAACAAAACCTATTTTATATTTGTTTGGTACTCTTGAAGCAGCCTGTTTTAGTTTAACAGGTAATCCAGGTATGTCCATAGATTTTGATTCTGTATTGGACATATTATGTAAAATTTTATTAAGTAACTCGTTTGATTTTACATTCTGTTCTAGATTATCAAGCATAAATGCATTGCTTAATTGTAGCACATCAACCATTGATGTCAAAGATCTAGTGTATTTTTCAACTGGTTTTGACACTAAAGCATTAACTGCTTCGGCTTGTTCTTGTGGTTTTCTTTGACCATATGAAAGCAAAGGAGAACCAAGTGCTGATGGTGCTTCCATTGAAGCCATTGATCTAAAATTAAACTGATTCATATGACACCTAAGCTAAAGAAGATATAAGTTGTGATAGAGGAATCTCTGCTGATCTATCATCTTGAGATGCCATTGCTTGATATTGTCTACCGGCTTGTGCTGCAGGTTGTGGGACTGTAACACTTATTGGTGTTCTTCTAGGTCTAGCAGCCATTGATTGTTCATTTATAACTTGACCACCAACTCTCTGCTCTTGCTGCATTTGTGGACCAGCCGAACGAGCATAATTTAAAGCCAATTCCATTCTTTTTGCTGTTGTTGTACCAGACGATCTCTCGTAGAATTTATCAAATAACATTGCAGCTTCTTCCGGTGTTCTAGCACCCATGAGCGCCCTTCTGGCTCTAGATTCTGAACCAGATAATTCCCAATTGATGAATTCAAGTTGTTCTTGAAATGTGGATTGTTTTATATCTTTACCAAATACTCTAGAGAAATTAGCTTGTCTATCCGGGTGCCATTGAGCCAATCCATATGCTTTTCCGCTATCGCCAACAGCATCAGTTTTAAAATCACTTTCATATTTTATATTTGCGGCAATACCTGCTGCTTGTTCTTTTGTATAACCTTTATTGACAAAGAAATTCATCACTTCTTCTGCTGAACCAGTACCAGATGATCCAGGTGCTCTAGCACCAACAATTGATTCAGATGCTGTTTGTGATACAGCAGCTGCGCCAAAATCATACACCTCACTTGTTTCACCACCGGGAGTCATATCACTAATCATTCCAGCTCTAACTTGCGTTGCTGCAGCGCCGGGTGTCATTTGCCCTGGTGCGCTTTGTGCTCCAGCTGTAGAAATTGTTCTCATACCGGTTGTACCAGGTGCGCCTGGCTGACCTGACATACCAGCAGGACCAATAAAATTATCAGTCATAATAGCAATTGTATCAGCATCAAAAATCAATGAATTATAATCATATTCACCAGTACTTGTGCTTGGCCTGCTTTCCATTCTTTGAGCAAATGAAATAGGTCTCAACATAGGATTTTGTTGAGATACTGGTGTGGTTTGTTGCTCGGCAATTTTAATATAACCACCGTCGTGTAGTTGTTTTGCTATTTCTAGAAATTGATTTTCTGGATATTCTAATTCATCTACAATTAGTTTACGTGCTGCTATAAGAGTGCCTGCTTTTATATCTCCAATATCTTTTAATAATTCAACTTGTGTATTGGAATTAATATCTTGTGGGCCTAAACGTCTAACACTAGGCCCTGGCCCATATTTCTCACTCAATTCAAATGCTGATTTAGCACCGGCAACAACACCCAAAACACCGGTTGCTGTTGTCGATAGACCTATACCAAGTGCACTCATGGTATCTTCTCTACCTGTGAGTTTTTCAATAAATGTTCCTGCAGCCGCTGTTGTTGCAGCACCTTTTAGTACTTGTTTTGGGCTTACTAAGCTTGTGGCAGAACGACCTATAGATGTTGCAATACTTTTTCCTTTTTCAAGTACTCTACCAAGAGTACCACTTACTCGTTGTTTTAATCTTTGTAGGCCTGAAGTTCCTGCTCTTGGTCTTGGTCTTGGACCTGGTTTTGCTCTGCTTCTAGTTCTTGGTCTAGCTCTTCTAGGTTTTTCTGGTATTAAATCTGTTAGATTTGGTATGCCATCATCTTTTGAATCAGTAGCATGTAGTATTTTTTCTAGAGTTTCATTTACTTTAATCAATTCTTGTTCTGATTGAATAAGAACATTATTGTTATCCAATGCTGCAGTTGAAACTCGTTCTATTGCAGCATCAAGTCTTGTTGTTTGACTTCTGTATTCTCTAGTAATTTGTTGTTGCTCATTATCACTATTTTTATTTTGAATACTTGCTAACATAGGTGCCGCTCTTGAAAGAGTAGCACCCGATGTTTTAAAATATTGTTGTGTTTTACTTATCGGCATCTAATTGTGAAATCTTTTCTTGACCTCTGGTCCATGCAGCAACACCTAAAATAGCACCAAATGCTAAATGAACCATACCACCGTTTTGTAAAGTCAGACTTTGCCATGCAGCATAATTTATAGTTAAATCTGCTAATAATTTATAAAATACTGGCATAACCATAGCAATTGCAGGAAATAAAACAAAGTCGACAAAGCATATGATCATATAGAGATACCCCATAAGTGGTCTCCAAAATGATTTTATCCAATGTTCATTATTTTTAATTTTGCGCATTATTCCTATTCCTTTGCTCTTCGAGCTCTCTAAGATGTTGCAGAAGCATTTCCACATATAGATCACGTTCAAAGGGTATAAGATTTTCAATTTCTGCAAGTGAATATTTGTGGTGCTGAGCCAAAGAAAATACAGTAGTATAATAATTTTCTAAGGAGTTATGACTCAGCCCAACGTAAAAAAATCTGCAAGACTCCTTAGTTCTATTTTTCTCTCAGTCCCATTTTTATTCTTATATTCTATTTTATAGTAAAGTTTTGGTGTGGATTCCATAAACTTTACTATTTTTTGATATGTAGTAACATCTAGATTATCTAGAAATTCCTCTATTTCTTTTCGACTTAAAGTAGCTAAATCATAGATATCTTCACCGTTGTAAATCTGATGCATTGATCTTATGACTAGTTCATAAAATGCATTGTCACCACTATTAAAATATTCTTTATCATCAAATATTTGAGCTCTTGGATAGCGCATTACTATACCAGCAGAATCATTTATTTTAATAACAGAATCAACACCCTCTGGGAATTGAACTTCAATAGCATTTAAATCAATATCAAAAGTGTAAATTTCATTATCTTCATTATCTCGATATGAAACTGATGCTATGTTGTTTATAGAAAATGCTCTAATTCTTATAAAGATATATTCAATATCAAATATTGCTAGGGCATCAATATCAAATGTTTCATCAAGACAACAATTATTCACCACTTGTTTTATTGCTCTTAAAATTTCAGATGGATCATCTGATGTTTTTGCCATAAGCAGTAGCTTTTCTTCTTTAACAAGAAAAGGTCTGAACATGTATTTTTCTTTTGTGGATGGTATTGTCAATTCATGAATTGGATATGAAATCTTAGGTAACATAATTTAGAGTCCCATAGTTATTAAGTTATAATTCTTGCTTGTTCGTAATTTTCAAAATGCCAATCTTTAAATGTGAAATTTACAACCGGTTTAAAAAGATTATTTGTTTGTTCCCAGTCTAAAGGCATGTCATTTATTGCAATTGGATAAGCATCTTTTAAAATTATAGTTCCGTTGTCTAATGCATCTGGTTTGGCATTCTCATTTGGAAGAACTTCACGTCTAGTTCCTTCGTTATTAAAAATGCTAATTTTAATATCCGTTACATAATCCTTTTTATATGCCAAAGTATATGTCGGATTACTTCTTCCATGAATAGGACCTGTGTAATCGTAAATTTTTTGAATCCAATTATTGAACATCAACCAATAATTCATTTTTCTATCGTCAATAATTGTCATACTAGTCTCAGCAAATTGAATTCCCATGGGAAATTTTTGTGTAGGGCCTACACCATATCTTGCATTATCCACATTATTTAAATTAAGACCAGGTAGTTTAATTTTTTCAATTCTAAACGATAAATCTCTACCTTCTGTAGTTCTGGCTGCAACGTTGCCACCTGTTATGGCAGGTAAAGTTAGTTCAACTATAAATTTATTTGTTTGAAGAGTTCCAGATTTAGCTATTTGTGCGCTAAATCTGGCTATATTAAAACCGTGTGAAGCCTCTGGCATTAAACCACATTCCTTGAATCTCTATAGATTTGTTCTGTTGTTGCTTTCTTAAAGCTTTCTGAAGGGAGCATGAGAGCAGCATCCCAGTAAGTTGGTTCGACAGTTAGATATCTACTTCTAACATGTGCAAAGAGATATCGTTTTACGCAAGGTTTAAAATATTTAAATCTTGTTGCACTTTTAAGGGTTCTATAAGATATATTCAATTTAGTATTTTCATTATATTTGGAATCAGATGCAATTGAATATAAAGCATCCATAAGTTTGGCTCTAAGAATTGGCGGTAAATAGTGAAGATTTATTCCTAGGAAGCCATCAGTATATGATTCTATAACAAATATAAGTGGAAAGGCATCATAATATGGAAGTTCGTCTTTCCATTTTGGATCGTAGAAAAACATAAACATTTTTCCGATATCATCAGATGATATCTTGGTCACGGTGTTTTTTCTGTCACGTACCAATCTATCACGGTCGACTCTTGTTAAAGATCTTGCCGCTTCTCTAAACCAGGTACGAGTATCCTTTTGGCGAATTGTTTGATCAATCCCCTGCGTTTTACCCTGTTTAGCTAGTTGTTGAAATACATACGCAACCAATTATTTTATCCCTAAATGTTCTTCTGTCATAACTTGAAATTTCCACCCACGATCAGCACAATAGTTTTCAGCCGCTTGCCACTTTGCTTTATTGACACCGTATGTAAATACTTCATTAATATATTTACGTGAAACTTTTTGTGGTTTTGTTGGCTCTTTTGTTTGTGCTTTTGGTTTTACTTCAATCATAACAGTTTCACGTTTGCCTTCTTTATTTATTAGGCCAATAATAAAATCTGGAAAATAACGATGTATTCTATTATCAACTGGTGATCTATATGGGATTGCAAGTTCTTCTGATTTCCACCAGAGCACATGTACTTTGTGATCCAAATACATCATCAGCTTAAGTTCCCACTGTGATCTATAGACAATCTTTGTCGGATCGCCTTTGTATTTCTCTGGATTTTTTGGTTTGAAGTAGCCTTGTTTATATCTCATTTCCGTGATAAATAGAAAATAATAACTATATTTATAGAGGAAAAGATGGCTTTACCAGCAATATTAGGTGCTCTGGCTGCAGGTTCTGCTACGGCGCAATTTGTAGATGCAATAACTGTTCAAAATACCTATTCACAACAATTTCAACAATCATTGACTTTTCCAACAGATTTAGTGTTAACAAACGAAACACCGTATATAACATTTAAATTTGAAATTTATAAAAAAAGATCAATTTATGAAACTGTTAGCACTGAAACTATTGATAGAAATGGTACCGTAAGATTACCCGTGCCTAGAAATTTACAGGATAGTTTTTCTGTAACCTATAGCCAAGAAAATTTAGGACCTGGTATCGGTGCACTAACAAATGCTATTGTAGAGGGAAGCCCAAGAGCTGGTCTAGAACAAGTTCCAGGTGGTTTAGCTTTGCAATTTGGTGAATCAGCAATTAGAAGATTTTCAAATACTCAGGGTGGTGGACTTTTATCACAAATAGCTGGGGTTGCTGCTGAAGGGGCAGGTGCTGCATATAATGCAATCCAAAGCATATCTGGTGTGACACCAAATCCATTTCAAACAATACTTTTTAAAAATCCAAATTTCAAGAAACACCAATTTAGTTGGTCATTTATACCAAAAAGTGAATCTGAAAGCGAAATATTGAGAAGAATTGTAGAAACATTTCAATATCATATGCTTCCAGGTATTTCTAAAACTGCTAGTATATTTTTTACTTATCCTGGTATAGTTAGAATATTTTTAAATCCAAATACAAAATATCTTTATAAATTTAAACCTTGTGTGGTTGAATCATTTAGTGTAAATTATGCACCAAATGGTCCGGCATTCTATAGAAATACAACAGCTCCAGCAGCTCTTAATTTTAATATTACATTCCAGGAAGTTGAATTATGGACAAAGAATGACTTCTTGTCTGCAACACCTGGTGGAAATCCACAAGAAATATTACCACCTTCAATTCGACAATTTCTATCTAATATTCCAGGTTTGGGTAGTTAATATTCAATGACAGAGAAATATTTTGAAAAGTTTCCATTGATTCAATATGCAAATACCATTGCAGTTGATATCACTAGAAGCGCTAAAATTTTAGATTCAGTCTATAATAATCCACACCTTTATTATCTTTATGATATAAAGCAAGGAGAAAGACCTGACAGTATAGCGGATCGCTATTACAACGACCAGTATTCAGATTGGATTTTGCATTTATCAAATAAAATAGTAGATCCATACTATCAGTGGTATCTTCAAAATGAAGATTTCAATGCATTTGTTGCTAAGAAGTATGGGTCTGTTCAATTATCACAACTAAAATATAAGTTTTATAGAAATAATTGGTATGAAAATCAAAATCCAATTACAGTGTCAACTTTTAATGCATTAACTGCAGGTGCAAAACAATATTACGAACCGGAATATGGATTGAATACACTTTCAATCACACCGCTGCAATATAAAAGAAGAAAAGTAGATTGGACTATAGATACCAACTATCTGATAAAATATACTGTAGCAAATGGCTCTAATTTTTCTACTGATAATCTTGTAACTATAGCATATACTGGTGGTTCTAGTGGTTCTGGTCAAGTTGCGGCAAGCAATTCTACCGCTGTAATTCTAAGATGTGTAGATAATATTCAACTGGTAGGAACTGGTACTCTCAGAAATAGAGAAACAGGAGCAAATACAACATTCACAGAACAAATATTTGTTGCCAATAATATTCCTGCAGATGAAGCTTCATTTTGGTCACCGGTAACTTATTTTGATTATGAAGATGAGATTAATGAAAATAACAAGTCGATTAGAGTAATGAACAAATCTTATTATAATATCATGGCCCAAAATATGAAAGATATAATTTCGTAATGTCAAATACAGTAGGCGATATTTCAGTAGATACACTTCTTATATCATCACCAAGAGGTAACTTAAACTTGTCATCAAGTTTTGTTGCCGCTTCAATATATGAAAGTGTTTTTACACCTGGTACTATTTGTGATATAATTGTACTAGATGCAACTGATTTTATTAGAACACTTCAAATTTCTGGTGATGAAACTGTTTTTTTCAAATTTAAATCATATGGTGGAGAGTTAGCATCATTTGTTTTTCATTTGAATCAAATTAAAGATGTGCAATCAGTTGGTGCTCAAAAAGCCAAAATGTATTCTTTCCAGTGTATTTCAAAAGAGATTATGCACTCAAAGACAAATTTAATTCAAAAACACTATAATTCTTTGTGTTCCGAAATGATTAAGGATATCCACACAAATTATCTTAAAAGCACTAAAAAGCTTGTAGATATTGAACCCACAGCGATTCCACAAAATATTCTGATTCCTAGTTATACACCATATAAGGCAATAGCAACTATCAGAAGAAGATCAATTTCAAGAGAAAATAAATCATCCGTTTACACTTATTTTGAAACTAGAGAAAATAATGAGCAGGTATTTAAGTTTGTGACATTTGAAAAAATGTTTGCAGCTAATACTGTGAAGTCATTTACTCAATCTGATGCTATTAATACTGATATTTTTGGTGTTGTACCTGACAATAATATTATTGCATATACAGTTCCAAATCAAATATCTTCTATTAACAAAATTAGATATGGCGGTCCTAGAGCTGTGGCGCAATTGAATTTTACAACTCAAGAAGAAAAAAGAAATATTGTAAATACTTCAAATACTGATCCAAAAATGACCGCAACATTCTTTAGTGAATTCTTTGATGGTGTCCGTAATCCACCTCAATCGGTCATTCCGGTAGATATTTCACAGAGATCAGTCACAAAGATTTCAGAAACAACACCTTCAATTGAAGCCTATATGGCTTCCCTTATCCAAAATTCAATGAAACTTAGAGTACCAGGAGATACTATTTTAGCACCCGGTCAAACTATAGACTGTAGAATACCGTCAAGAACTGGTCTTACATCACCTGTTAAAGATGATTCTGAAATGTCCGGTAAATTTCTTATAACAAGAATTCATCATAGAATCGGAATGTTAATCGAAAGACCAAGATACACATGTATAATAGAATGTATTAAAATAAACTATGAAAGCAATGTAGAATGACAGAACGTAATTTAGGTGAAACAATTTCTTGGTGGGTCGGTACTGTTGTTGATGTTATGGATCCACATGAAGCAGGGAGACTAAAAGTACGAATCTTTGGAAGACATGACGATACAGTCAATATTCCAGATTCTGCTCTTCCATGGGCTCTTGTAGTGCAACCAGCAACATCTGCTGCAATTGGTAAGATTGGAACTGCACCAGTCGGTGCTGTAAAAGGAACTAAAGTTGTTGGATTATGGGCCGATGAAGATCATCAATATCCAATAATTCTTGGTACAATTGGTAAATCAGGTGATCCAATTCCAGGTGAGTTTGAAAATGGTGCACCAAAGATTGATTGGTCCTATGGTAGTATTCCTTCACCTGCACAGGCTTCTACTCCACACCCTTATAATCCATATGCACAAGTCAGTGGAACTCAACCTAGATATAGAGTATCAGATATTGATGCAGGTCGTCAATCAATAGCTAGCATTAGAAATAACGAAGGTATTCGAGTTACATATGCGGTTCAAGCTGGAATGCGTCATCAAAGAACACCAAGTATTGGTTTTGCAAATCCTAGAGATCGTCGAGATGTTTTAGATATATCTAGATCTGTAAATCCTCTTTCAATTGGATCTATATTTCCGTGTTTACTTTTTAATATGATAAGTCTGAAAGATTTATTAGCATTTACCACCAGTTTGGTGTCTGCTGCAGCATCAGTCATACGAAATATTATTGTTGCGGCAATTCAGAATGCTATTCTCAATCTTGCTCAACGACTTGGTGTATTTAAAGTATTACAAGCCATAAATGAAATTGCAGGCCAAATTCAACAGATTCAAGATTTGTTTAATGCTCTAAACATTCAAATTTGTGGTGTCAATCTTATTAATCAAGGTTTATTTGATGTTGGTAATCTAGCATTTGCCCAGGCTTTAAATGGTTTAAATAGTGTTACAGGTTTTGTTTTGGGCGGTGTCCAAAGTGCATTACAAGTTTCAAGTCAGGTTGCTTCAACTTTATTTGATAAAATCATTACAAGACCAGCAATTGCTGTTTTAACACCAGACAGCCCTAGACCTATAGATTCTCTTGTTGTTGCAGCACCACCGTCAGATTATATAAGAAGATATTATGATGGAGTTGCAGAACAAAATCCATTTCCGGGTTATGTTACATGGGTGGATCCAGTATCCGGTAGAACTGTATATGTAAGATCTCAAACTCCAGAATATAGATCGGTTGCAGAACATATGCAGTTTGCTGTTGAAGATTATTTCTCAGAGGCAATTGCTTCTTCACTTCTATCAGGTCGTTTTAATCCGGCAGTATTAGCACAAGCATTAATTGGTGCAACTGGCCTTGCGCAAACGTTTGCAGTTGCTTCTTATCTAGGTCAAAACTTCCAAGCATTGGCTAGAGGGGTTTCACCAGTATTGGCAGGTCTAGTAGGTGCAGCTTTATTTGTTAATATTTCACAAAATATAAGACCTGCATTGAGAGGAACAGTTCTGGAAGGATCTTTAGTGGAAAGAGCTGTTGATAATTTTGCCCAAGGTCAAGCATTATTAGCAAGAAGACTTAGGGATATTAGAGTTGGTATTGGTCAAAGAATAGAACAGGCGGTTTCATAATGTCAGATGTAGATTATAATAGAAGAAATCCGGACTCATCATTTAATACAGAATATCCTTATAATCAAGCAACAATTACTAGATCCGGGCATGAATTTTATATCAATGATGCGCCTGGAATGGAAAGTTTGCGTGTTGCACACACCAAAGGGTCTTTTGTTGAAATAAATGAAACTGGTAAATTAAATCTTGTTGCGGTGGATAAAGCATATTTTTATTATAAAGATGGCGTCACCGAAACAATTGATGGACATAAAGATATTATAATTGCAGGTGCACTCAAAAGCACAGTTGAAAATTCCATGGAAGAAATAGTTTCAGGGAATAGATATAATACTATTGGTGGTGACGGTGTTCTTACAGTTGCTCAATCATATCAAGAAACAATACTTAATGACCATGGTGAAGTTGTTGGAGGTAGAAGAACTACTAGAATTGAAGGTAGTTCTGAATCCAGTATACTTGGTGATAAGGTGGAAACTGTTGAGGGTGTAAAGGTTGATGGTCTATCCAAAGATTGGTTTACCAAAGCAGGTGGTGGTATTGAAATGCAAGCAGATGGTACAGTTCGTTTTAAATGCAAACGGTTTGTAGTTGATGCAGAAGAAATAGTTCTCACCACATCTGCTGGTAATATTACAATAACCGCAGCAGGTATTATTAATGCTCGTGGTCAACAAATACATCTCAATGAGTAAATAAATATGCCAAGTATACTAAGAAAAAATATAGATTTAGCTGGTGGTTTGATTATTACCGGTTCACCAAATGTTTTTGTAAATGGTGCTGCTGTAGTTCGTATAGGTGATACTGTAAATCCTCACGGTGATCATTCTACTTCATTTATGCTTACAGGTTCGTCTAAAGTATTTGTCAATGGTCTTGGAGTTTGTAGAGCAGGTGATATGGCTTCATGTGGTGATTATGGTACTGGCGGTTCACCAAATACCTTTGCAGGATAGATTAAATGTCATCAAGAGCAGATAATATAACACAAATAACAAAAACCCCTGATATTTTTTCAGACTTTTTTACAGATTTTTCAAAGCATCCGGTCACCAAAGAATTAGCTAGACTTCGCAACGATCAATCTATAAAACAGTCTGTACGCAATCTTATATTGACAAATTATGGTGAAAGATTATTTCAACCAAATATTGGCTCAAATATCTACAGATCTTTATTTGAGCCCAATGATGTTATAGCGGCCGAAGATATTAGATATCACATTGAAACTACCGTCAGACAGAATGAACCCAGAGTCAATTTATTGCAAGTTGATGTATTTTCAAATCAAGAGAATGATTCTATAACTATTAATGTGGTATTTGCGATATTAAGCACCAATCAAATTCAATCACTAGACGTGGTTCTTAGAAGAGTAAGATAATCAGATGCAAAATACATCCATTTCACTTGTATCACTAGACTTCGACACATTTAAAAGCTCACTCAAAACATATCTTAAATCACAAGACAGATTTAAAGATTATGATTTTGATGGTTCAAACATGTCAGTATTGCTTGATATTTTAGCATATAATACATATAAGAATGCTTTTTATCTAAACATGGTGGCAGCAGAGTCTTTTCTTGACTCTGCCCAAATTAGAGATTCAGTTGTTTCAAAAGCAAAAGAACTAAATTATATTCCTAGATCCAGAAGATCCTCTGTTGCAAATTTGAATCTACAATTTGCACAATCAGGTCTACAAACATTTACCATCCCAGCAGGCACTAGATTCTCTGGCCAAAATTCAAATAATACATTTTCGTATATATCAAATCAAGCAGTCATTCTTTATCCAAGTAATGGTTATTTTACTGCAACTGATTTTCCCGTCTATGAAGGTAGAATTTTGACCGAAGCATTTGTTATGGATTATTCTGTGGAAAGACAACGATTCCTTCTTTCAAATCCACAAATAGATACAGACAGTCTTACTATAAATGTAAGTGAAGATAATGGAATTACTTTTACAGAATATACACCCACAACAAGTCTATTCAATCTTACCGCCAATTCAACTGTTTTCTTTATTCAAGGTGCAGAAAATAACAAATATGAAATAGTATTTGGTGATGGTATTCTTGGTAAAAGACCAATGGACAATTCTATTATCAGAGCACAATATAGAGTCACAAATGGTGCAGATGGTAATGGATCCACAAATTTTGTTCTTGATGATAATCTAGGCACAGTAAATGGTCTAGGCAATGCAGTTGTTCCAACTATAGTATCATCAGCTGCTTATGGTGGTGCTGAGAGAGAATCTATAGATTCAATTCGTTATAACGCACCAAGACACTACGAGACACAAGAAAGAGCGGTCACAATAAATGACTTCAAGTCTCTTCTCTTAAGTCAGTTTACTAATATCAAAGCAGTAAATATCTATGGCGGTGAAGATGTAAAGGATTCAGTTCGTTATGGCAGAGTTTATGTAGTTCCGGTCACATATTCTGGTATCGTACTATCCACAAATGAAAAATCAAATATTGAAAAATATCTAAAAGACAGAACAGTACTGGGTATTACACCATATGTAATTGATCCTGAAACTCTTTATTTGGTCGTAAATTCAAATGTCAATTTTGATAAAAAATCCACTGCACTCACACCAACTGATATTGCTTCAATTGTAAAGTCTGCTATTGAGACTTATAATGTAAATACTCTTCTTGATTTCAATATTGAATTCATGCTATCCGACTTCACAACTATGATTGATAATTCATATACAGCAATAAGTTCCAATGAAACCAAGATTCAGTTAAAGAAAATAGCCTCAATTGGTCTAGATCAGGCTGCATATATTGCAATTGAATTTAATAATAAGATTATACCGGGTACTGTTATCAGTAGTGAATTTTCTGCTGGTGGTAGAACCTATAGATATACTGACTACAATCCAAATAATAATACACTTTCAATAGTTCAAAATGCAAACGGCACCACCATAATAAATAGTTCTAAGAATATGTATCTCTGTGATATCACTGCGGTTGGTCAACAGACTTATACAGTAGCAGGAACAGTTGACTACGAACTCGGTCATATTGATTTAAATCTTATAACTGTAAATTCATTAAATGGGAATCTAGGTGTTGAATTTTATGCTACCCCTGCCGCAGAAAATATAAAGGCTGGTAGAAATGACTTGCTCACTATTGATGTGGAATATGGAATAAATGTTATTGCTAGAGAAGAATAATCAATAATGTATATTGATAAACATATATCACCACTTATTGCTGGTCAGTTCCCTGCTTTCTATAGAGATCAGGGTCCTAATTTTATAGCATTTGTAAAGGCTTACTATGAGTGGGCAGAGCAGTCCGGTAATTTCATCGAACAATCTAGATCGTTATTTGATAATCTAGATATTGATCGTACTTCTGCAGACTTCATTAGTCACTTTAAATCACAATATATTTCACTTCTTCCTGATTCTGTTCTGGGAGATAAGCGTTTACTCATGAAGCATATCTTGGATTTGTATAGATCCAAGGGCACACCTAGAGCATATAGTTTATTATTCAGAATTCTATTTGATGAAGATATTGAGTTCTATATCCCAAATGATTATATCTTCAAGGCATCAGATAACGAATGGTTTGTTCCGAAATATATTGAAGTTACCGGTTCACCATATCTTAAGAATCTCATCGGTAAAAGAATATCATCAGTAGGCAAAACAAACTCTGCTGTTGTTGATAATTTTGCTACTGTTGTCCGTAATGGTAAAGAAATAAACATTCTATTTCTTATTGCAATCAATGGAGATTTTAATTCTGGATCCAGAATTATTTGTGATGATTTGTATATTGGAGCCTCTGGTGATTTCATTGACAATTATACTTACTTGCAACTATCTGATGCAGATAAAGCAGGCTATTCTCTAGTATATACAGATACAAATGGTCCCTTCATTACAGGATCTTTAAGTTCTGTTATCATCGAGAATGGTGGTACTGGATTTAGTGTTGGTGATATTCTAAGCATTCAGGGTGGATTTGGTTCTGAAGGTAAACTTAAAGTACTTAGAATCATTAATGATACTAGTGGTAAAGTTTCATTTGCTATTATTGATGGTGGTTCAGGTTATACATTAAATGCAAATGTTGTAGTATCTGGTGGTGGTGGTGCTGGCGCCACATTTAAAGTAGGTGGCCTTGTAGATAAAGAACTTATCTATATTAATACCGATCTTATTTCCACTTATTTCAACACAACTCTTGAATCAAATACTGCAGGTGTAACTCTGGGCATTTCCGGAAATACTGCAGCTTTTTCTGCCACCGGAAACTCTATCACTTCAAGTTCAAATGTTCTTGTGGCCGACGTCACTTCAACAACTTTAAATAAGATTGCTAATGGAACTTATGTCTCAAATACAGCACTTGGTATAAATCTATATGCATATAGATCCGAAGGTTCACTTATCTGGTTTACATCCACAACAGATTCCGACTTAAATAATGCAAATATAGTTGCGGGTGCAATTGTAGGTAATGCAGCACAGAATGCATTTGTAAGTCTCAATACAGTCTGGCCTAAAACAACTGTGACCGGTAATGCTGTTATAGTATCCAGCAATTCCACAACAATAGTAGCAAATACTGTCAACGGTTATTTTATTCCTACCGGGACTGTGAATGATGTTTTCACCATCGGCACAACAAATGTCAATGCTTCGATTACATCCGTAACAAGAAATACAGACTGGAATTTTGCCAATTCTGTAGTTGTTCAAGATAATCTAGATGCAGTCATTGGTCAAGTATTGAATTTTCAAGATATTGAGATTGGAACAATTGCATTCCTTTCAGAACAAAATCCAGGTTCAAATTATATTGAAAATCCAACCGTCACCGTAACCCAACCTGAAGTTTTGGCCTATTTTATTCCAGATGGTAGGGGTGGTTTTAAGGGAAATAATGCAGTCATCAAGGGCTACACATCTTTTGCTAACGGTGTGGTTGCAGGTGCTGAGGTTATTTCTTCTGGATATGGATATATTGATGGTGAAAGTGTAACAGCACAAAGTGATACCACAAATAATTCCATTTCTGTAATTACCGTTGTTGATTCTACCGGTAAAGGTGAAGGGAGATGGAAAAATACTAAGAGTTTTATCTCTGATGTAAACTATTTACAAGATAGCAAATTCTATCAGCAATATTCATATCAAATTCTTGCTCCTAGAATGCTTGAAACTTATGAATCCTTTGTTCGTGATATTGTTCATCAGTCTGGTCTTGCTCTATATGGTAAATATCAACTCAAGGATTTCAAAACATCCGAGAGCACATTTGAATATGCTGCCAATACGCAGACATTTGTGACAGATAATCCAATACTCAATCTAGATTTTACCACACTTACTATCAATTCACTTGCTATTTTCACTAGATTATCCAATGGTTATTATCTAGATGCAAATGGCAATATGACAGTGGCATCAGCAAATACACCTAGATTTGAATATTATTCCAATGGATCATTCCGTGGACTTCTAATTGAATCCCAGAGAACCAATTCAATTAGAAATAATAGTATGACTGGTGCAAATACTACCACAAATGCTCTTCCAACAAATTGGAGTGTTTTTGCTTCAAGCGGTCTTGCTACAAGAGTTTCAGATGTTGGTGTGGTCAATGGTATTGATTATATTGATTTAAGAATTTTTGGAACCACAACAAATACATATTATGTTTTGGCATTTGAAAATAGCGCTATCACTGCAACTGCTTCACAACGTTGGACAGAATCATTCTGGGTTTCTCTGATTTCTGGATCTTTGACAAATATAACTAGTTCCAATATTAATATAAGATGGTCTGGTGGTACTGATTCTGATAGTGCTTTTACACCAACTTCTACATTCACTAGAATTTCACAAACCGCATTGTCACCTGCTGGAACAACTTCTGTTTATCCAGCGCTATATTTGAATTTCTCTTCGGGTGTTTATATTGATTTAACACTGCGAATTGGTATGCCTCAAATGGAAGCAGGTACTTCCATGAGTAGTGTTATCAGAACTACATCTGCAACTGCAACAAGGGCAGGTGATGTTCTTACAGTCAACTCAACTAGTTTCTCTAGCATATATAATGAGATATCCAGGGCTGGTGCAGTCTATATTGATGCTATATTCCCTCCGGTAACATCTTCTAATTTTGGTGTATTTGGTATGAGCAATAATAATGCATTTGCCAATTCTACATATTTTAGCTATTCTACTTTTAATGCACCAATATATTATTGGCAAGGTGGAGTTGCAGTAGCCATAGGTAATACCGTAACACTTCAACCAGGAAGAAATAGACTTGCAGCTGCATGGACTAATAATTCAATTAAAACTTGTTTAAATGGATCAATTGTTGGATTTAACGGCAACACACCTGTTGGATCTCTATATAATACATACAATAGAATGTATATTGGTAATCTTTGGGGTACCAATGATCAATTCAATGGGCACTTTAGACAAGTAAAGTTCTATAATAAAACAAAATCAAATACAGAAATAATTGCTTTAACTTCTTAAGATAGGCATAGTAATGGCGATTCTCACTAATAAACACTCAGTTGATGTGGCTAATTCATTCATCGACGACGTTAAAAACAACAAAAACATGTACTATACTTTCATGGGTCATCCTGCTCCATGGAGCACTGAACCAGTACCTCCTGCAGCCAACGATTCATTGAATCAAGTAGAGCAATCAATTTATTCTGACTTAGTCATTGGTAAACTCATAGGAAATACAGATGTTTCACATGTGATACCAAGATACAATTGGACAAATAATACTGTCTATGCAAAATATGACAGAAACGATCCAAATCTATTTGACAAGCAATTCTATGTGATGACTGATAACTATGAAGTTTATAAAGTTATCGACAATTCATCCAATGGATATTCTACTGTAAAACCATCGCTTATATCTTCACTAGGAACATTTCAGACTGGTGATGGATATATTTGGAAATATATGTATAGTGTGGATTCTACATCAAATACTAAGTTTACATCAGCAGATTATATTCCAGTAGCAACAAATACTGCGGTCTCTGCTAATGCTGTCGGTGGCACTATTGACACCATTTTTGTTTCAAATTCTGGATCTAACTATAACACATATCAGAATGGATACATTTTCAATTATGTAAGTTCATCTGAAATTCAATTGCCAAATACTTCCACCATTTCAAATACTACTACATCAACTGTAGATAATTTCTACAATGGTGCTAGCATTTATTTGAAGTCTGGATATGGTGCTGGACAGATAAGAACTATTTCAGGGTATGTCGGTGCGACTAGACTTATTACAGTAAGTACACCATTTGATGCTTATGCTAAAATTGATCTTTCTAATACCCAAGGAACAATTCAAGCAACTCAAACCGCCACACAAATTATTGATAATATCAATCCACTTTATACAAAAGGATATTTTAGCACCGGTGATATTGTTGTCCAGGTAAATAATGGTGTCACAGGAACGGTTGCATCTTATAATGGCACAACACTTCGTGTCATAAGAAATAATCTTGCAGTTAATTTCTCTAATACATTCCCTATTAGAAATACAAATAATGATGGAGTACTAAAGCCAAGTAGAGTTTCCACTACTGCTGGTTCAAATACTGCATCTGCATTCCAGGCAATATTCAATGCTAATTCTTCTGTAAATAGCACTGCAGATGCTATCAGTTTAGGTGCAAATCAGTATTTTACAGATGGCGACTATGTTTACTATCAAGTAGCAGCTGGTAATACTGCGGTTTCCGGTCTGACAGCAAATACCTACTATTTCATTGTCGGCTCTAATGCCACTCATGTGAAACTATCATCTACTTCTGGTGGTACTGCATGTAATATTACAGCTTCTGCTACTTCTGAATCTGGACATATACTATATGCACCATTATCTAGCAGCTATGCAATCAATGATTTTATCAGAGTGGGAACAAATGCAAATAATAATGTCAGAAGAATAACATCTGTAAATACTACTAGTGTTGCAGTCGATACAGGTTTTGATTCAACTGTTGTTGCAGGAGTTCACTATTCACTCACTAATATTACAATGCCGGCAACTATTACAAATACAACTGCTACCGGTACTGTAAGCAATGTGAATCTAAATTCTGTCAGACTCAATGTAAGTTCTGCCTCACTATTTGGTAAAACTCTAATTGTTGGTGAATCTGTTAAAATGGTGGATTCAGCAAACGTGGCTCAGGGCCCAACAGGTGTGGTTGCTTTTGCTAATACTTCTCAGGTCATTCTTGGTAGTGTCACAGGTACATGGAACTTGGGTAATTATATTTTGGGTTCTTCTTCACTTCAAAGACACTATATTGATCTTGCTGTATCAAGTCCAAATATAGTGG